AGGATGATAGCAAGTTTGACGGCATTCCTTGGTGTAAGGAAAAAGACTGGGTGATATTCGGCCGCTATGCTGGATCCAGGTTTAAGATAGAAGGTGGAGAGGTGCGTATCCTCAATGATGATGAAATCATTGCTACGATTTCAGACCCCACTGATATCGTTCATATGTGAGAGAGTGAATCATGTCTGTAACAGAGCACATGCACGATCTTCCCGTTGAGGAAGAAACGGATATTGAAGTAGAAGAGGAGACAGAAGAAGAGGAAGTTGAAGTTTCCCCTTCTGGAACGAGCACTACTTCAGAGCCTAAAGAGGACGCTGCGGAAGAGTATTCTGACGGGGTCAAGAAGAGAATCAATAAGCTTACGAGTCGAATGCGCGAAGCAGAACGCCGCGAAAAAGCAGCGTTGGATTATGCGCAAGGATTGAAGACTAACTTCGATCATGCGGAAAAAAGGGCAAAGCAGTCCGATCAAGGCTACTTATCAGAGTATGATACACGCCTCAAACTCTCAGAGGGATCCCTAAACGATAAGCTCAAGAGAGCTATTGAAATGGGGGATGCTGATGCCCAGGTAGAACTGCAAGGTGAAGTTGCAAAGAACAAGCTAGAAGCTGAGCGGCTGAGTTATGCCAAGCGGCAGATTGAATCTCAAGAAGTTGCGGTGCCAGATGCGCCACAACAGGCAACTCCGCAACAGGCCGCTCCGCAACAGGCCGCTCCTAGCAAGAAGGCTGAAAGTTGGAGTTCTAAAAACGATTGGTTTGGAGCGGACGAGCCGATGACGCTCACCGCCTTTAGCATTCATAAAGACCTTGTGCAGAACCAGGGTTTTGATCCTGAAAGCGACGATTACTACGTTGAGATTGATCGTCGAATGCGGGATAATTTCCCCCATAAATTTTCAGAAGCGGAAGAAAGTGCGAGTACCCCTCGTCGTTCCAATGTCGCTTCGACGGGACGAGCCAGCTCTTCTTCCCGGAAAAATGGGAAAAAATCTGTGAAACTATCATCAAGTCAGGTTGCTATTGCCAAGAAACTTGGTGTATCTCTAGAAGACTACGCAAAGCAAGTTTCTTTGCTAGAAACACGGAGCCAGTAATGGTAGATAAAACACCCCGTGCCTCGTCATCGAGAGCAACTGACTCTCGCCGCAAGCCTTGGACCCCTCCATCCTCTTTGGATGCTCCGCCTCCCCCGGAAGGGTATATTCATCGTTGGATCCGTGAAAGTGTCATGGGTTACGACGATAGGAAAAATATTTCCGGGCGTATTCGTGAGGGCTTCGAACTCGTTCGCAGCGACGAATACCCAGACTTCGAAGCCCCAAGTGTTCAGGATGGTAAGCATTCTGGCGTTATTGGGGTAGGTGGCCTCTTGTTAGCTCGGTTTCCTTTGGAGACCAGAAACGAACGCTCCGCTCACTTTCGTGAGCGCACTCGGCAGCAGATTGAAGCTGTTGATAATGACTTAATGCGAGAGGAACACCCAAGTATGCCTATCACTACTGATAGGCAATCTCGTGTGACTTTCGGCGGAAGACGACCTTCTGCTGAATCTGAAACCTAGCAACAAAGGAAGGATCCAAAAATGGCTAATATTGATGCCGCGTTTGGACTTCGTCCGTACAACATGCTTGGTGAAGGTGTCAACTCGAACGGGATACAAAAGTTCAAGATCCAGCTTGCGGGAACTGCCGGTACGTCCAGTGTGATTTATCAAGGTACTCCTGTTATTCCTCTAGCCAACGGTCTCATTGATATCGTTGGTGCGGCGGCTGGTGGAACTGTCCCCCTTCTTGGCGCGTTCATTGGGTGTGAATATACGGATTTGAATGGTACCCCCACTTTTACCAATAAGTGGCCCGGTACTGCTTCGATTAAGTCCAGCACCGAAGCCATCGCTCATGTCTCTGCCAGCCCTGATCAGCTCTTCTTGATCAATTGTGACGCAGCGGCTACTGATGCGGCGGTTCATGCGAATGCTAACTTTGCCAGCGGAACGTCTGGAGATACCACGACTGGTATTTCTTCGGCGGAATTGGCCGTGTCTACACTGGCTACTACCAACACGTTGAATCTTCGTGTTGTTGGTTTCAGTGATAGCCCGTCTAATTCTGACCAGACGGCTGCGGGTATGTTGGCTATCGTCCTCCTCAACAATCACTTTTACCGTTATAATGCGAACGGTACGGGTGCTGGTATCTAGGGAGATAAACGATGCCAATTAGTCGTTCACAATTGATGAAAGAGCTTGAGCCGGGTCTCAACGCTCTTTTTGGAATGGAGTATGACCGCTACTCAGATGAGTGGTCGGATGTTTTCGAAACCGAAAGCTCTGACCGTGCATTTGAAGAAGAGGTTATGCTTAGTGGTTTTGGGCAAGCACCAGTTAAGTCTGAGGGAGCAGCGGTCTCGTTTGACACTGCGAACGAAGCTTATACGGCGCGGTATACGCACGAAACTATTGCTCTTGCGTTTGCGATTACTGAGGAGGCCGTTGAGGATAACCTTTACGACCGTCTTAGCACTCGTTACACCAGGGCTCTAGCTCGTTCGATGTCCAACACTAAGGAAGTCAAAGGCGCTAACATCCTTAACAATGCCTTTGATAGCACCTTCACCTTTGGTGATGGTAAGGAGCTTTGTGCTACGGACCACCCCACGGTTGGTGGTGGAAACTTCCGTAATGAGCTCACTACCTCAGCAGACCTTAACGAAACTTCTCTTGAGCAATCTCTCATTGACATTGCCGCGTTCATTGATGAGCGCGGTCTGTTGGTGGCTGTTCAAGGTCGTAAGCTTGTCATTCCCCCGGCGCTTCAGTTTGTTGCCGACCGGTTGATGGCGAGCACTCTTCGTCCAGGAACTGCTGATAACGACATCAATGCGATTCGCAACATGGGTATGTTGGCGGATGGCTATACGGTCAACCACTATTTGACCGACACTGATGCGTTTTTCATCAAGACTGATGCTCCTAACGGATTCAAGCACTTTGAGCGTTCACCAGTGAAAACGTCTATGGAAGGCGATTTCGATACTGGTAATGTTCGCTACAAAGCGCGTGAACGTTACAGCTTCGGTGTTTCCGACCCTCGTTGTGTGTTCGGTTCACCGGGTGCCTAGTTCTAGGTTTTTGCCTAGCGAGAAGGGAGGCTTGTGCCTCCCTTCTTTTTTGCCTATGATACGGCTACCCTGACAGCACTTTCGCTGACACTAGCCACGACAGGAGTTTTCACATGGCTGTTCATTTCACTGGCCCGGTTCTATACGCGGGTGTCAATGGTTCCAAAAAATGGTTTGCTGACCTTCCCGTTGGTGTGAACCCTGACTACGTTGTTCTCATGGATGACTTCACCGGCATTGCGTTGGATGCAACGAGTGACTGGACAGTTGTAAAAGACTCTGGTGCTTCCGCTGCCATTGGCGCTGATGCAGAGAGTGGGACGTTGGTTCTTTCTAGCGCCGCTACTACCGACAATGATGGCGCGAGTGTTCAAGGCAACGAAATATTCAGAGCGGACTCTGGTCGAGATATCTGGTTCGAAACCAAGTGTTGGATCACTGACGCAGAAGGCGACAACATGGATCTGTGCGTTGGCCTTACAGTTAATTTCGCTACGAATCCAGAAGCAATGCTTACTGCTGCCGACCGTATAGTCTTTCAGATCAATGATGGTGGCAGCAGGATCCTAGCGATCACAGAAAAAAATGGGACCGAGACTTCGACAGACACTGGTCTTGATGCCAAAGCGTTTTCTCAAACCCTAGGGTTTCATGTCAAAGGAACCGGCTCTGTCGAGTTTTTTGTCAATAGGGCCAAGGTTGCCACCCATACAACCAACATTCCGGATGATGAAAATCTAGCGGTTGCGGCCATGCAACTGTCTGGATCGGCCACTGGAACCAAATCGGCAAACATTGATTATCTCCTCGCTTCTCAGACGCGATAGAGATGACTCATGGTAGAGCGAACTCGGGCGAGAGCTACTTCAGGACATTTTGTTGCGGATGATCCGAGCACTCCTGAAAATGAGGCTTGGGTTAAAAACCCCCCTGTAGCTAAAAAGACCCGCAAGACGGCAACTGTTCTTCCCCCCGTGGGAAGTGCAGCCCGTAAGGCGATGGTCTTGCGCGGTGAAATAAAGGAGTAGGCAGTGGCAGATGTAGTAGCCTCTCAAACGATAATTGATGGTCAGAAAACGGCTGTTTTGAAGCTTACCAATGTTTCAGACGGCACTGGCGAAGCCAATGTGGTGAAAGTAGATGTTTCTGCTTTGACTGCTCTCCCTAACGGAACGGTTTGCACAGGTGTTGTCATAGAAAAGATCTGGTGGCAGTGCATTGGCATGAAAGTTAAGCTGCTTTGGGATGCCTCCACCAACTTGTTCTGTATAGAGCTGGGTGAAAATCAAAGCGGTCATCACGACTACACTGATTTTGGCGGCTTTCCTAACAATTCTGGTAGTGGCAAAACAGGAGATTTGTTGTTCACTACGATAGGGCATACTAACGCGGACACATATACAGTCATTCTGTATATGAGGAAAGAGTATGGCTAGGAACTGGATCGGCAAAGCAATTAAAAAGCCTGGAGCATTGCGAAAATCTTTGGGTATAAAGAAAAACCAAAAGATTCCAGCGAAAGCACTCGCTGCTGCTGCAACAAAACCGGGTAAGTTGGGACAACGGGCTCGTTTGGCGCAAACATTTAAGAAAATGAAGAGGACGTAAAATGCCCAGAGCAGCACCAAAAATTTCAGGCGGTAAAAAACAACTGAAGCCTAAGAAAATGATGGGTGGTGGCCCTGTTCGTTACGCGGGCAATAAAAAGGGCGGTAAGGGCGGACAAACCCGAATGGCCGTTAAATACCGCTAGGATGGCTAGCACTAAAAATGTAGAACGGTTAAAGAGCGGTCGATTAAAGTATCGAGGCGAGACGTTTGGCGGTTTTAACAAGCCTAAAAGAACGCCCAGTGCGAAAAAGAAATCGGCCGTTCTAGCTAAAAAGGGTGACGAAGTTAAGCTGGTTCGTTTTGGAGATCCTAACATGAGCATCAAAAAAGACCAGCCCGCTAGAAGAAAAAGTTTCAGAGCGCGACATAAATGTGAGTCTGCAAAAGATAAGTTTTCTGCTCGGTACTGGTCTTGTAAGGCTTGGTGAACAACATGGCTTTTTCTAATTCTAAAGATTTTTCCCTAGAAATATCTGACTACATAGAAGAAGCCTATGAGCGGTTGGGTGTTGTTCCTCGTACGGGATACGATTTAGATTCTGCTAAACGATCTTTGAATCTTTTGTTTGCTGATTGGGCAAACAGGGGGTTGAATAGGTGGACGATAGAGCAAAAGACCCTTCCCTTGGCTACTGGAATAACCAATTATCCTGTTGGAACTTTGGTGGCTACGGTCGCCGCCAGCACTAGCTTTTCTGTTGCGGAGCTTGTCACTGGAAGTGTCAGCGCGGCTACCGCTAACATTACTTCAAAACCTTCGGCTACTCAGCTCGCCCTGACCCTTCCTACCGGAACCTTCTCATCAGGAGAAACTTTAACAGGAAGCACCAGTGGAGCAACGACAACGCTTTCTGCGGCGCTAATTTTTGAAGACATAGAGGCTACGATAGATGTTCTATCTGGCGTTTTGCGTCAGAACGCAGGAACTTCTACCCAGTCAGACACAACTTTGAATAGAATCAGCCGTGATCAATATCTAAACCTCACCAGTAAGCTCAGCACCTCTCAGCCTACGCAGTTCTATGTAGATCGTCAGATACAGCCTTCTATTCGGTTTTTCAGCACTCCAAATTCGAATGATTACGAATTCGTTTATGACCGACTTGTTCGTATGGATGATGCGGATACGTACATAAACGGGCCGCAGGTTCCGTTCCGGTTCTACCCTTGCCTTACGGCTGGACTGGCTTATTATCTTTCTATGAAGAAAAATCCTCAGTTGACCACTATACTAAAAGCGGTTTATGAGGAAGAGTTTGAACGGGCCGCAGCGGAAGATCGCGATCGGGCTAGTTTGAATTTGATTCCAGCTAAAGACTTTTACGGGTTCATAAGCGTATGAGCGGACTTTACGCCACTGGGAAACGCTCTAAAGGTATCTGCGATAGATGTGGACAGCAGTACGATTACCTGTCTTTGCGAAAAGAGTGGACGGGTTTCAAAGTCTGTTCAGAGTGCTATGAGCCGAAGGCGCCACAGTTGCAACCGCACAATCCTCCTCCCGATCCCCAAGCTCTTAAGGATCCTAGAGTAGACAAAAAAGAGCCTTTTACAATACCTGTAGGGGATGGGAAAATCTTTCCCCCATCTAGCTCTGCGGCAGGATTAACAGGAATAACCTCTCTTGGAACCGTGGTGGTAGTGGCATGAGTTATACACTTGACCAGATGAAAACTGCTATTCAAGATTATACAGAGAACACAGAGACAACCTTTGTAAGTCAGCTTACGAATTTTATCAAAAATGCGGAGCAGCGTATTTTTACAGAGGCGCAGTTGTCTATCTTTAGAAAAAACGTTCAAGGAACTTTCACTATAAGTTCAGAGTTTTTAGCCTTTCCCATTGATTATTTATCAGCGTACTCTCTTTCTATCACTAGTGGTTCTACGAAACAGTTCTTGCTTCGTAAGAACGTCACCTACATTCAGTCGGTAAATCCTGCTAATCTTGATGGAACGCCTAAATACTACTCTCAGTTCAATAATACGAACATTATCGTGGCCCCAACACCTGACTCCAATTATGTGACCGAACTTCACTATTATTTTCGGCCAGACTCACTTACGGCTGGGGCAGGAAGCGGAACAACGTGGTTGAGCATAAATGCTCCTTTGGCTCTTCTCTATGGCTCTTTATACGAGGCGTACACCTTTATGAAGGGCGAGCAGGATTTGCTTACGAACTACCAACAACGATATGTGGAGGCGTTGGGGCGGCTGAAAACCCTTGGTGAATGGGACGAAGTCACAGATGCTTACAGGATGGGCCTTGTTATGCAGCAAGGTGGCACCTGATGTTTTCGGTAGAAGTTTCTTCCTCTGTTGCCTCTGTTTCGGTTTCATCTACTTCTAACAGAGGGCATACCCCTGAAGAGGTGGCGGACCGCTGTTTAGAGAAAATAATCCAGATTTCAGATGATGCTCCTCCTGAGATCCAGCAGCAAGCTAGAGCATATTGTGATGCGTTACGCAATGTTTTAGTGTACTACATGAAACAAGCGGTTGTTTCAGACAGAACAACTCTTTTCAACCTGTTGAAAACGCAGGGGCACAACGATCTAGCGGAGCTTTTAAGGAGACTTTAATGGCCATTTCACAAGCGATGTGCACTTCGTTCAAAAAAGAGTTGATGACCGCGACGCACAACTTTACTAACAGCTCTGGCAACACTTTTAATCTTGCTCTGTACACGAATTCAGCGAGCTTGGGTGCTGCTACGGCAGCGTACACCTCCTCAAATGAAACCTCCGGAACGGGGTATTCTGCTAAAGGGGCTGCTTTGACGAATGTAACCCCTACGAGCAGCGGAACAACGGGTCTTACCGACTTTTCGGATCTAACCTTCAGTACCGTTTCTATTACGGCCCGAGGGGCCATGATCTTCAATGAATCAGCTACCGGAGATCCGGCTGTCTGTGTCTTAGATTTTGGTTCGGACAAATCTGCTTCTTCTGGAGATTTCACTGTTCAGTTTCCGATAGCGAATTCTAGCGCGGCGATAATTCGTATTGCCTAAGGAGTAGTAAATGGCTCTTATAGTCAAAGATAGGGTTCGTGAAACCACTACGACGGCGGGAACCGGGACGTTTAGTTTGGCGGGAGCGGTGACAGGTTTTGATGCTTTTTCTGTCGTCGGAAACAGCAATACGACTTATTACGCGGTGGCGCATAGAACTGCAAATGAGTGGGAAGTAGGCATTGGAACGTATACCTCTTCAGGGGCGACGTTAGCCCGAACAACTATCCTGGCTAGTTCTAACTCGGGTTCGGCCCAAAGTTTTGCGTCAGGAACTAAGGACGTTTTCTGCACTTACCCTTCTGGGAAATCTGTTTACGCCGATGCTTCCGGTGTAGTCAATATTTCTAGCGTGGCCATTAGTGGTGGCACTGTTTCTGGGATCACTGATTTAGCCGTTGCTGATGGTGGAACGGGTTCTAGCAATGCTTCTGGTGCACGATCTGCTCTTGGTCTAGGCACCATCGCTACGCAAGCAGCTAATAGTGTGGATATAGATGGTGGAGCGGTAGACGCCATAACGCTCGGGACCAACAGTGTCGTTACTGATGCTCGTATTGATAATCTGAAGTTAGATGGAAACGAACTCAGCAGCACTAATACGAATGGAAACGTGGACCTTACTGCAAATGGTACAGGATACCTTGTAGTTAAAGGGAACACGAATTCTGCCAAAATCATGCTTAATTGTGAAAACAATAGTCATGGCGTTTCTTTATCTGCTCCTCCGCATAGTGCAACGGCCTCCTATAATTTGGTTCTTCCGACCGCCTTAGC